AACCAAGTCGAAGCGCCATCCAAAAACGAGTTTGCATGTTTGCGCTCCATGAATATAGAACAATCATCGCCATTGTTTGCTAGCTTAACAGGGATCCCCTTTTCGGTAGCCCAGGCATAGATCATCGCACACATGAGCAATACATTGCCCAAAGCAGTGTTCATGTCGCCACTGCATCTTGTCCCCTCTGTGCGATACGTTATTAGGCCGTCATCTGCTCGCAGAAACCCACGATTTTCAAGTTGCCACTTGAGTAACTCCTTCAACTCATTCGAGTTAAAAATGGCATTGTAAACACCATGTTCCCATAACAAGGCAACCTTACTAACATGCTGATCAAACCTACTTGCATCAGCACCTATAATGACTGGATCTGAAAAACTTTCAAACTTTAGCTTAATCGCTCTCGCCACTTGCGTAGCGTTTAACCCTTTCATGACCGTGTATTCGCCATGACTCCGGTTATCACCATAAAGCCTATCTATTGCATGGTATATTCTGTGCTCCACAGGCTTTAAAAACTTTCCAACTTCAACGTTATACATCGTCCCACGTGGTTGTATGAGACGAGGCGCCGGATCGGTTTTGGCGGTGAAATTAATCTTTTCTCTCTTGATAAAACTACTGAGATAGCTGTGTTTCCGCTCAACCCCCCTAATCATGAGGTTGTCAACAGCCATCTGGTATCGTCGACGTTGTGGTCCCGTGTACATGTCAGCAAAAGCTTGACGACTCACAGGGACGGCAGTGCCGACTTCACCAATTAATTTCTTTTTGAAGTGTTTCAATCGGGTGTTAAACACAGTTTGATTTGGCTTCCAAGGAGCATGAAATACTCCATCAGTTTCAACCCGAAAAACACGTTCCGCCACTGCCCTTATACCGTTCCGTAACGAAGAGTTGTGGACTCCGAAATTTTGCAAAGATCCCATGCCACTAATCTTTACATAATTTCGTTCCCTGACCGAACCCAATCCCTTTTTGACTTGCATACCAATCCTACCTCCCAATGATTTTAAATCTACTTTTGTATTACCGGAGGTTATGCAAGGGTAAGGAACTGGGCCCCGTCAACAACGTTGAGGGCGCGGCGCCCAATTAAACCACCCATTACTATATGGACGGTTGGACGCCTGCACACGGTCGTTAAACGCCTGTGTGCTCATGAAGAGATTGCTCTCAACCTCCTCAACGCTGGGTACAAATACTAGCGGGAGAATTATAGCAGGCATACGTAGCTTATCTTGAGACCGCACGTTTGGGATATCCGCAACGATCTTGTTAATCTTGTCCAATGCTACCAACTTGTTCGCAGGTGTATATTCAGGAAATTTCATCTCATTCCTAACCTTGCGAGCAATGCAACTGCACGCATTCGGGGCTCTACGCCTTATGCGTTTCTTCCGATACCTCTTATTGACAGGCCCATTACTCAATTCGAGTTCATCATGGTGATCAATGAGGTCACTAGCATCTGCCTCGGCACGCCAGCCAATATTATTACACGAAACAAAATCAAAGAAATCCTTAAAAGCGTTAATCGTTTTCCGAAGAAAATGAGTGGGGACAAGGCACCCATTAGTCTTCTCTACATCGGCAGACATGCTACGCGGGCTTTCACCGCAGCCTGCGCCACCACCTAAAGTGGTTGGGCGCATCGTGGAGTACACTGCCAAACCTTGGCAGCCAGAGCCACTGATATGTTTTGTTGACGGAG